TTCATACAAAGACAGTCAATACCGTTGGATCAAATAGGTTTTGTTTTTGAGCTTGGAATGGATGATGAAGCAACGTTAAATACTTTAGCGGCTTGGAAATCACAGCATCCAGAAGTCAAAATATTCGACATGGAAATCAGAAACGATCTTGCCCACTTCTCTCATGACGAAGGAACGAGACAATGGTCGTACTCAAAATATGAGAACATGGTTTCAATGAGAAATTCTATTCTGGAAAAAGTAAGAAAAATAAAACCAGACGCATATTTTAGTCTTGATTCAGATATTCTTTTGATTAATCCAAATACAATAGAACTTCTTCTTGCACACACAAACAACGATGCAGATGCGGTAAATACCTTGATGTTCATGACGCCAATTGGAACAGAGTTTCCCTCTGTTATGTCATGGATGCCGGATGATAAAGATATGAAAGCTCACAGAAACGATCAATATCCTTTTGGCACTTACTTCAAATCAGATATTATAATGGCCGCAAAAATGATGTCAAAAGAAGTTTATAATAATGTTAATTATGCATTTCATATGCAGGGAGAAGATTTGGGTTGGAGCGCACAATGTAAAGAAAAAGGCTATGATTTATATTGCGCATCGTATATATATACTCCGCATATTATGGGAAAAAATGAACTTCAAAAATTCCTTTCAAATGGAGATCCTAGACAAATGCTTAGCTTTAGACAACCAGCTATAGCATAACTAGCCTAAATACATTGATTTCTGTTAAAATATATATTACTATATAGGATAGCTTTAATTATAGTTATGGAGAAATATCATGGCTTTTGAGTTTGTAGAACATTTTTCGGTTGAATTTCCAGAAACGTTTGAATCTAATACAAAAATTACAGAAGCATTTAATCCATCAAATGGAATAATCATTGAAGTAGCCGCAATACATGAGCGGTTTGACCGCAAATTACAATAATTATTCTTTAGCTGAACTTGAAAAATCTCTTCAATCTTGGGTTGAGCCATATCCAAAACCAGTGATTTTAAATCATGATTTAAGCTCTGAACCAATTGGTAGAATAATGGCAGCCAAAGTAGACAAAGAAGCAGATGGGGCTGGTTTTGTAAGGCTTCAGATAGCGATTACCGATCCTGTTGCAGCTCAAAAAGTTATGGATCAAAGGTATTTAACTGGTTCAGTAGGCGGAAGGGCCGGTAAGGCTCTATGTTCAATTTCAGGTGAAGACCTCGCTGCAGAAGATGCTAACGGCAGGCCACGTATGCCTAAGTATAAAAGAGGTCAGATTTATAAGGGTAAATTGGCATATATTGATATGCAAGATATTTCATTTAAAGAATATTCTTTTGTAAATCAGCCGGCAGACCAAAGGTCTGGAGTAAGAAAAAAGGCCTCGTCTTCAGGCCCTATTTCTGTGTCTGACTCTGATTGGGTGGCAAAGAGTTCTGCCTTTGTTTTAAGTATGGATAAAGAAGATGTTTATTCTTTAAAGGAGAATAAGTCCATATTTGAGGGAGTCGATCCAAAGGAATCAAGGCCAGTTTACCTACACCTAAAAGGCGCCTTTTTGTCTGCCATGGCAATTCATGAAAGCGAAAATTACAATATTAAAAATACCCTATTACTATCAGATGGACAAGAAAATAATAAAAATGAGGAGAATACTCAAATGACAGTTGATGTACAGGAAAAAGATATTCTTGCAGTTTCGCAAGAGTTGAGTGACGAACTTTCTTCCATTGCAGCCGATGCTTCCAAGAAGGAAGAAATTGTCGCAGATGAAATTAAGGCTGAAGAAAAAGTCGCAGAAGAACAAGTTTCCGCTGAAAATAATGCGGAAGAAAATAAAGATGTTTCTGTAGAAGTTTCTGACGAAAAGGATGTGCAACCAAAAGCTGATTCCGCAAGTACAGAAGAGTCTACGGATGCAACTGAGGAAACTCAGGTTCAAGAAACCAAGGAAGACGAAAAGCCTCAGCTCAACGACAAACCACAAGAAGGTACCGTTGAGCAAGATGCCGTCATCTTTGACAAAGTCAAGTTTCTTGAAGAAGAAAACAACAAGCTGAAAGCAGCCCTTCACAGGGCATTGGCGGAAAGAGTCGTTGATGCAAAGATTTCAGCAGGCATGGAAAAAAGCGATGATAGAAACGAATTGATCAATGATCACGCTTCTAGAACCGCTTCTTCATTGGCAGATTCCTTAAAGGATATTGTCAGAATGCCGGCAAAGAAATCATCTGGAAATCAAATTCCGGAAATCACCAACGAATCAGAAGGCGAAAAAGAAGACAAGGTAGTTTCAGTCGATCAGGCTGAGCAAACAGTGAATTCTGAAGAGTCGTCTGCAGAACAAATCTTCGTCGATGCCTTAATGGGTCGCCGTAAGCTCTAATCAACAACAGGAGAACAATAACATGTCACTAGCTAAATTTCGCAAAGTACATTCAAAGACAGGCGCAGGAAGATTCGTCGTTTCAGAGGGCATCGCTCCTGCAGCATACCTGCTTCCAAGCGCTGGTCTTCCAACATGGTATCTTGACAGTGAAGACGATCGTTTCGAAATCGTACTGACTAAGGGAACCATTCTTTCGGTTAAAGCTCATGCCACTACCGGTGATGCAACGGTCGTACCAGCCAATGGTTCTGCCAGCAACGTCACTTGGGGTGACACAATGAGTGGCTGGGATCCACTGGGTTCTGGCGCAACGCCAAGCACTACCACGGGTTCATCTGACACAATTACAGTTGCTGCTCGTTCAGTTCCAGTAGGTGTCGCTCAGTACGACCTCTACAGACCATTTGACAAGGGCACCTCACAGGGTGCAGGTTTCATCACTCACGGATATGTTGAGTATCCAATGGTGAACGACCTCAACGCTGACGTTGCAGTTGGCGACCTTATCAGAGCCGACCACATGGGCCGTCCAGTCGCATTGACTGCCGAGCTTTGTGGCACACATCCTTACCTCCAGGTTGGTAAGGTTATTGAAGTAGAAAAGTTTGCCACCAACTTTGATGATGGCCTACTTTCCTACATGCAACTACCATCGGATCCAGGCGCACTCAAGACCGTCTACGAAATCACCAAGACTGGTCCAAACAAGGGTAAGCTTGGTATTCGTGCGAATCTGGATGTATACAAGGTGTCTGGCGCATTCCGTGTCAATCTAACACTTTAATTAAAAACAAGAAAAATAATACAACAGGAGGAATAGTTCCAAAATGAGCAAATCAATCCAAGAGCTCCTCACGGGTCTCCCTGCTTGGGAAACCGCATTAACTGAGGACGGGTATATTGACGGAGAAAGCAGAGTTACCATCAAGGAAGCGTTTGCATCACCAGATGCAGCAGCGTTGTTCCCTAAGGTGATCTCACGCACTCTTAAGGAAGCAGCAGAACCACAGTTGTTGGTTACTCCGCTACTTTCGACAGTACGTCTCGGAAAGGGGCGCTCTTTGGAGTTCCCAGCAGTTAATGCGATTCAAGCCGCAGAGATACCAGAAGGACAAGAGTATCCAGAACAGGCTCTCGCCTTTGCAAAGCAGATAGAGGGCAAGGTATCCAAAAAGGGTGTTAAGCTGGCATTCACCGAAGAAGTGATTGCTGACTCACTCTGGGATATCGTGGGCTTGCATGTACGCGCTGCTGGCCGTGCCATGGCACGTCTAAAAGAGCAGATTGCACTCAGCCGTTTCAAGGACGCCGCAACGGTTGTCTTTGATAACGATAGCGGTTCATATGGTGACACAACAGGTAGGGGTTTTGATGGCGCTGCCAATTTGACCGTTACCTGGGATGACATCGTTGACATGGCTGCCGTTCTCATGGCCGAGAATCATGTTCCTACGGACTTCATTCTGCACCCACTGATGTGGTCGATCTTCCTTAAAGATGCGATCTTCCACTCTGGTGGTTCAGCAGCTGCAGTTAACACAAGCTGGGGCTATCGTCCGCAGTCGAAGGAAGGTACGCTTAACGCAACGGCTCCAATGGGCCTCAACGTTATCGTGTCACCATTCGTCAGCTTCACAGCCAAGAGCGGTGGCGACGCAGCCAAGTCAGATCTCTTCTTGATCGACCGTAACGAAGTCGGCAGTATGCTCGTCAAAGACGACATGAGCACCGATCAGTTCGACGATCCTTCACGCGACATTCGTCAAATGAAGATGAAAGAGCGTTATGACATCGTGATGCTCGGTGACGGTGAAGGTATCACAGTTGCCAAGAACGTCAGACTCGCCCGCAACTATGAGGTCATGCTCACCAACGAGGTGTGATGACTTCTAACGAAGTTGGGCAATACAACTTAGAACCGTTATAGTTCACTTCTAAGCGACGTAAGGGCGGCTGGCGAGAGCCAGTCGCCCTTTGTTGTTTGTGTCGTGACGTTACTATCTTAGCGTGTAAGAGACAGGAGATTTTGTGGCTTTACCTTTGATACAAGAAGCCGCCGTAGGAATAGGAACGGTTTCAATAAAATTTGGAAGAACTATAAAAATAGCTTCCATTAAAAATCAAAATATTATCGTACAGACAACTGCGGCAACACCCACGGTTTTAAATACTCCGTTCAAAACTATAGACACTTTATCTGACTATAACCAGATATCAAGAACTTTGAAACTTATTTGGAAGACTCAATTAAGTCCTGCAACTCAATATGTAATAAGATTCGTAAATTTTATTGATGCGGCCAACGAGCCAATATCAGAAGAACAAATTGTTTTTACCACGTTGTCTGCTGGGGCAACTCCAAATCAAACTGAAACTGGTGTTCCGTTTAATAGCGTAAATGAACCAGAACTAGAAGATATTTTGATTGAAGATAAGTCGATAAAGATTAACGCGTTTACCGGTCATCAGATAATAGCTAAAAATCCTGATTTCTATATAACCGAAACTGATCCAGAGAGTGGAGCTTTTTATCTTGAAAGTGATTATTTGAATGGAAGAATAAAAGTTACTTTTAATCAAAAACCAGCAGCAAACTTTATGAGCAATAGATATTTTGTTGCACAAAGAAAAAAAATACAAAGACAACCAAGTAGATGGGAAACAATTAGTACAAGAATAGCAACTCATTCTTGGAAACCAGAAGTTTATGTAGACTTTCCTTCCTTGAATGACGCTACTCCTTCATATTTCGTAGAAGATAAAGAATATTTTGAAAAAGGTTATAAATATAGAATTAAAGTTTCAAAAGATGTAGGTGTTTAAATGGCTAATTTTGTTTATAAAAAAGCAAAAGAAGCATTGTTAAATGGGCAAATAAATGTTTTATCTGATCAATTAAAAGTTCTTTTATTAAAAAAACCAGAATACATTCCAAATGAAAACACTGATCAACACGTGAGTGATATACCAGCAAATGCAATAATAAAAAGATCAGAAGCTATTACTGGAGTATCCAGTACGTCTGGAGTACTTGATGCCACAGATATAACTATTTTAGAATATGATGGTTCAGCTTTCGATGCAGTAGCACTGTATAAGTATCAACCTTCTGATTCAAATTCAAAATTAATATTTTATATTGATACTTCAAGCGGTTTGCCTTTTGCAGGTTCAAATTCTGTTAATTCTGTTACTATATTTTGGAGCGACGAATCAACAAAAATACTTTCATTATAGGAAAACAAAATGCCCTCACAGTATCCATCAGCTCTAGATAATTTGATAAATCCTACGGCAAATGATGCTCTTAATTCCGTTACTGTACCACATCATCTTCAGCACGCTAACGCCAATGATGCTCTAGAGGCTATACAGACAGTTCTTGGAATAAATCCAGCTGGTTCACATTTGACTGTAAAAGATAGAATAATCGCTGCAGAAACCAATATTTCTAATCAATCAGTTTTAAATGGTTTAACAGATGTTACTATAAATTCAGTAGCAACTGGTCAAGTTTTGCGCTATAACGGCAATGCTTGGGTTAATTATAATGAAGAAAATTTAGTAGACGGAGGGAACTTCTAGACATGGCCAATATTTTAAGAATTAAAAGAAGGGCTGCGGGTGGCGTAGCGGGTGCTCCAGGAAGTCTAGAAAACGCAGAACTAGCATTCAATGAACAAGATGACGTTCTGTATTACGGAGAAGGTACAGGCGGTGCAGGCGGTTCTGCATCTCAGGTTATTGCAATTGCAGGCCCAGGCGCATTTACAACTCTATCAAGCAATCAAACAATAACTGGAAACAAAACATTTACAGGAACAATATCAGTTGAAGCACCATCTGCGAATGGGCATGCAACAACTAAATTATATGTTGATAATCTCATTGCAAACGTAAATTCAAACATTCAAGCAGTTGCAACTTCATTTACGGTAGCTGGTGATACTGGTAGTTCACAAACAATTGTATCTGGAACCGATACTTTAACTATCTCTGGTGGAACAGGCCTTAGTTCAGTCGCCGGAGCAACGGATACAATTACAATCAACCTAGATAACACAGCAGTTACAGCTGGTGGATATGGTTCTAATACCACTGTCCCAACATTTGTCGTTGATGCACAAGGTAGACTAACATCTGTTACCAATCAGACAATTGCGATCAGTG